TCTTCTTGAAATTCTTTTTCTTCTTCCGGAGTTAATTGATAAACAGGAGTCAAAGGAATATGGGCATTACATCTTTTTACATATTCTCTGATGTCATGTTCATAACATGGAAGTAATAATAATTTTTTATTCATACCCTATTATACCATACGCACTTTTTTGAAATGCTCTAGAAGTAAGCAAAGTGGATTAAGGCAAAAAATAATTATTGTAGCAGTAGGGAAAAGAAAATTAAGAAAAGGCTTTTTTGATTTTTAGAGAAATTTTTTTTTAGAAAGTTTTGATTAATATCCCCACAGTTTTTTAGCTTCTTCCAATAAAGAATTATCCGATTCGTTTTTCCACATATAGTTATCAAAGTCCGGTTGAACATAGTTCTTCAGGACATTCACATCATGAGAAATTTTAAGCAGGTTCTGACGAACCAATGCCTTGTGGTAAATAACTTTCTCTAATTTTTTTAGGTTTTCAGGTTTGAGTTTTTCACAATTCTCCGCATGAAAAACTTTATATTCCTTTTCATTAATGTAGCACATATAAACTGGCAGCTTAGATGCTAGATGATAGATCGCTACTTGAATTAAATGATTTAAAGGAGGTTCATCAGGCAGCCTAGCTGTATTCCAACTTCTAGTTCCATCTTTTTTAAGCCTACCCCTTCTAGGGAACATACATTTATCTTCGACAATGATAGACCCCTTATGATCTAAGTAACCATGAATAGGAATGTTAATGCCTTTCAAGGTCATATAGGCTTCGATCTCAGGCTTGGTCTTAGCAAAACCAGGAATAGTTAAATGTGCTGCATGACCATTCCTGATAAATGCTTCTACTACCGTTTTAAGATAGTCTAACTTTTCTCTCTGAGCTTGGTCAAAGACAACAATCTTATCCAGCTTTTCTTTAACTGGGGTAAATGTCATCTTTACGTTCCTCAATAATAGAGATTCTTGATCTGTTATCAATCCGATCAAAGGCTTTATGGATTTTCTTCATCAGAGAATTAGTAAAATCAAAATCTCTTATGATTTTCTTTCCTCCTGTTTCATCCAACAGTTCCTTTAATTCGTTGGCTGGACCAAACGTAGCTTTGACATTAAAGGTTGAACCATTTTGATTAAGCGGTTCTTTTTCAAAATCTCTAATATCCCAGCCAAATTTTCTACAAATTAAAAAAAGCTGAACAGCACTTAGCTGGTTATTGCCACCCTCAAATTTCTGTTCTTGTTGAAATGTTGTAAAAATTGCTTCTGATACCTGTGTTTGATTTAAGCCGTCTTTGACTCTCTTTAAAACTAAGTTCTTAGCAATGTTTCTTGCTAGTTCCAAGTTCTGCGGTTTCCTTTTTGACATACTTTTCCTTTCCCTTTCATTCAGCGTATAGAATACCCTTGATCTAAACACAATTTTAAGTTTAATTATTATGTGTAGATTAATTCTTGCTTATTTTTTAAATCAGAAATCTTTTCAGTGATACGATGTTGTTCATTCTGTTTTTCTCTATACAGTCTTTTATGCTTATACATCAACTCTACCACTTTCTTTTCCTTGACTTGTAGATCCCTGATCACTTTTGGTTCTATTTCCGCCATATTGTTCCTCACCAATCACTTTTATATTTGACTTGGTAAAACGCTGATCGGTGATGGTTACTTTAGCGTCTTTACCAGGTGTATTCTGAAGATGAGCTTTCTTAACTGCTTTTTCAGTGCTATGTTCATCTTCAAAAATCTCTGAGAACTTAACAGCCATTTCAAAAAAGAAATCCTTTTGCACTTGCTTAACCATTAAGTTCAATGTTCCTTCTATACCCCTTGATTTTAGTTACTTCACCTCTGGCAACCAACTTATTAACCAAGACGGTAATCGAATTTTTACTTTTATATCCTAAGCTATCAGCCATTTCCTGAAACGTAGGGTTGTACTTCTTTTTTTTACTGTATTTTTTAATAAAATTCAATACATTCAACATCTTCGGTGTCATCGGTATTTTATTTTTCATTCGCTTTATCCTCATTTTGTACTAATTTCCTAAGTAATTCGTTATATCCATTTACATCATCGTTATCATCTTTATGATATTTTTTTCTGTTTAATATCCTCCATAGCTTCAAAACAATCATAAACATACCAAAGATTCGATTAGGTACTTTTACAGTTACTCCGTTATGAGCTGATAAAACTCTCTCTAAAAACCCTGTTAGAACCCAAGAGGTTACATCAAAGCTGCCATAGTCGGTTTGCTTTTGCTTTAATAACTTATCAATCTGATTTAAAAATCTCACATTATCTTCCATCATTTTTCCTTTTCAAAATAATTTTTAAAAAGAGATGAAGCTCCGCCCTTCAAGGGAAAGAAGCCATTAGATTTTCCAAAAAGTTTAACTGTTCTTAAATATCTTTCTGAATTAAACTCAGGTCTTTCTTCTTTGGACAGCTTCATAATCTTGCCATAGCTTAAAGGTCCTTCAAGTCCTTCCATTTCACTTAAATGTTTTTTAAACAATTCCGTTCCTTTTTTTCTGCCATAATCCTTAAAGAATTGTATCAAAGCTGGTGTCATTGAATCCAACCTCCTTCTAATCCTTTACAATAGTATGCCCAAACTTGTTTGCCTTGATACCTAACTCCTTCAGGTAAATAATCTGAGATTGTGATCTGCTGCACATACTCCAAGCAACTTAGTAAGGGAGCGGTGGCTGAAATAACTTTTTCAACCACCATATTATGAAGATGTAAATAAATAACAATTTCCATTAATATCTGCTTTGCATATAAAGTATTACAAAACCGAATATTAAACATATTAAGTAGATGTAATATTCCTGTTCTATAAATATTTCAAAAAGTAAGTTTTTCATCTTTTTTACTAGCTACTGTTCCTTTTGGTTCATTGGCATAACCTGAAAGAATTTTTCCTTCATCATTTAACCAACCAATGAGAGATTTCTTTCCACCTACTTCTGACCAGGTAAGATCCCCAGTGAACTTGTCATCTCCTTTGAAAAGGACTCCTGTTTGACTAAAAATTCTAATAAATTTAGTATTTCCATCTTTGGATGTGCCTTTAACTCCTAAGATTGTACCTTTATTTCCATTGTGCAATTTTATATTACCTGAGAAAGAGAGCTTGATCGCCTTCTCATGATTTGCATCGTAAGGAAAAAAAGCAAAATCTTTTTCTTTACCAGTTTTTTCCATATGTTCCTCCAGCTTTGTTTATGGTTTCTTCTTGCTTTTTAAAACGACCTTCAATTAAGTCGTTCTTCGTTTTCCAATCCGAATACAAAGCATTCAACCTTGTAACCGTAGTAGTTTTTTCTATTGGAAGATCTTTTGCCTGTCCGTTGCTTTGTTGTTTTAAAGCGTTGGCTAATTCTTCTGCACTTGCAAATTCTGAGCCATGTAAGCCGAATGCTGCTAGACATCTTCCTAATGAGCTGCTCAAACAATTCTCTAATGCACTTGTTTTATTTATAAATGATGAATCTCTTTTCTCTTCGGCATGACCTGTGGCATAAGGAGTTTCACCAATATATAATGTAGTTTTTGTGATAACTCTTTTTTCGTCTTGGAAAAATATTTGTTCATCAATCCTAGTTTCAGGAAAATATTTTAATAAAAAACGATGACGTTCAGCCACTGTTGAATATTGTTTCCCTTTAATATTAACGGTAGGAACTGTGTTTAATTTTGCTAAACATTTTTCCCTTCGTTCCTTGAAACCTCCTTTGCTCTTCTCTTCGGTATTCCCTTTATTTTTGATCTCTGATTTCATATACTTTTTCTACCTTTCCTTCTTTTGTTAAATGAATACGCACCCTTTTATCAGATTCGTAAAACTTTTTTTTGATCGGATCATATTTGATTTTTCCTAAAAGCATTTTAGATATGTTTGATCCTGATAATTGCATACCAAAAAGCTGTTTTAAATAATTTATTTCCTTGTCGTTAAGATGTTTTTTAGCTTCCTTATCTAAAAGATATAAAAAGGAGTTAAAAAAAGAAAAGGACATGACATATTTCTTTTGCATAATTTCCATCATTCTTTTGAAATCTCCTTTATTCTGTTCGCTGCCCTGTAATTCAAAGAACATATCATCGCTATCTTTAATGTGGTTTTTTTTGTTCAAGTTTTTCCCCATAAAATTTTAATATTTCCTTTACCAAATCTAAAACCTTCTCTTTGCCTGTTTTATTAAAGGCAATATAAAAACC